TTGGTTCTCTATAAATATCATCAAAAAGTATTTTTGTTGTACCCTTTCGTGGAACCTGGACTCGTCTTGGATATATTCTCCAAGCTCCCCATCCATATGTAAGCAAATTCTGGTAGACAATCATTAGGGTATTAGCACCATTTCCACCAACCATAGACCATGTTCTCTTCCATAGCTCGTACATTGACTTGGCATATATCTTATCATCGGCAAGAACAGTGGCATCTGGTAATTTTCCAGCTAAAACTGATGTGGCAATAAGAATTTTAGAAAAAGCAATTGGCTCCTGAAAGCTAGGGACACTAGAACCGTTGTTATTATTGGTAGTCATCTTCTGTGGATATACATTTATGTCGTATGATCCATCAGATTGTTTGTTGTAAAATACTGTTGATGCCCACCCACTCTGTTCTTGTATCTTTTCACCATAACTTACTGTTGTGTTTATTAAATTTTTCTTTATATCCTTTACAAGAGCATCAAATCTTACTCGATACTGAGATTTTTTCATCTGGTCCTTCTTCATTTTAAGGAACTCTAGTGTTTTTCTATCTTCTTTTTTTATTTTTGCCATGTTTTATTAAAAATTAAGTTATATTATATTATAATTGTAAACTTTATATTCAAAAAAGCAAATTTTAATCATAATTTTCGTATTTTTTGCTCCATTTTTTCTCTTTGTACTTCAAAAACAGTGGTGAATTCTCTTTTCTCCACTTATTTCTTCCTTTTTTCGATCGGTGTTCCCGATGTCTCCTTATATCAACACCATCTTCTAAATTAAATATTAGTGATCTGATATATCTTGCCATATGTTTATGTTTGGTTCTCTCCAAACATCATCTTCATTACAGAAAATTCTCCTGGTCCACTTGAGTGGTCCTCAAATTTTCCTTGTTCTTGTAATATCGCATATCCAATAGATGCTGCCATAACACAGTCGTCATGTTTTTTGTCCATTGCCTCTGGTCTACCCTTTGAATTTCTTATAAAAGTAAACATTTCACTAAGCAATTGAGTAGGAAATCCTCCATCTTTCCTAAGAAATACAGCTTTTAAAGCAGCTAGTGCAAATGGCCTTGTAGCAGATGTTGTCTTCCATCCAAACAGCTTTGTTAATTTTTGAGTAACATCATCAAATACCCTTCGATAGTACAAATTAGGATACCCTCTCTTCTCAAGTCCATCATTTACCCATAATCCGTCTTTGTTTACCTCAACCCCTAACAATGCCCAGTTGTAATATTTCCCAAGTTTATATGCCTCGTCTATAAGCTCCGATGGATCAACTTGTGACTGATAAATAGCATCACATTCCTCTGTTTTATGATTTATTACATACAAAACCTGAGCATCACCGCTAGCCAAACCTTCTGCTGTATCTCCTCCAATTATATATCTCATTCCTCTTTCAGGTTTTTTGAATATTTCAAGATTTCCACTAGCCATTTCAAAAAACTCATATTCCCCTTTTTGGTTCATCATAATATCTCCCCTAACTCCTTTCTTTGCCCCAACAAGAAGCGAAGCTACTTTAGCTGTTGGAAAATAAGCCTGTCCCGTAGACAGAAAAGCCTCTTCAACAGTAGTTGGGTATTCCTGTAAGAGTTTCTTCACAGCATCCACTCCATTATTCCCACCGAACTGTTGCCATTTCATGTAGTAATAAGTTATCTCTTTATCCGATAGCCCGTGTTCTTTCTGATATTCCACCCAGTCTATTTCTGGACATATCTCCATTTTATCAGCTGGTATATTCTCGTAGATCTTCTTCATTTCCATGTCGTCATACTGCCAGTTATAAAAGTGTGGTAAAAACTGCACTTGAGATAATAACGGTGATATTGTTTCCCTTTTCATCCAATTCTGCTGGAACATCTCGTAAAATCTTCCAGCCATACCTTCTGCTGTACTCTCAATGAATATAAACCCGTCAAATGGGACCGCTGGGAATGTTCCAGTTTCCACCTCGTCTGCCCTCTTTGGGAACATAACGCACATCTTCGCAAACTCCGATATGTGCACATAGTGGAATGTTCCGGATCTACCAGATACCCCAACAGATATAGAACTCGTAGACCCAGCCTCTGGCCCGTAGTCTAATACGACCTGTATCTTTCTAGCAGAGTTCCTGTTTAGTTTAAAAAATGCGTCTTTTACATTATCCGCCATATTTCTAATAGCGAAATCAATTTTTCTATTAAATATTTCCCCCGCGTCCTCTAACTTGTGAGCAATTACAATCCCCTCTTTGTTTGTATTAAAAAGTATCTCATCCAGTATGTATATATCAATAAAAGTCGTAAACCCTAATTGTCTACTTTTGAGTATTATGTGCCTATGATAAGGATTTGGAATACAGAGATATGTGTCAAAAAAGTGCTTCTGCGCCCTGTTCATAGAGAATATCTCCTTTTTTCCGTCCTTCGTTATAATCCAATACAGGTTGTTCATCCTCCACCTCTTATCTTTTATAAGTTCCGGGTTCCCCATGAGTTCCTTAACAACCCAGTCATTGTGTTGCTTTTGGGTTCTTTTTACCTCATCTCTTTTATCTATTTTTTCATCGTAATATACGGGCATGTTTTATATTTTAAAATTCGTCATCATCCACATTATCCACAGTTTTATCCTCAACCACTTCCCCCTCGTTAACAACGACGTCCCGTATTTCCCCCGGGTTCGCTATCGTCTGCGTGTTCACCGTCTGGAGTATTATCGTCCGTAGCGGGTTCTTACCATTATCGTATTCCGGATCTACCTTCTTGTGATGATTTTGCGGAGCCGTAAATCGGTCCCACGCTCGCCCTATCGAATCCAGCGCCATTATCAATTCCTTATTCGTAAAGTCCTTCACCCCCCTTTTGTCAAATTCCTCCAATATGCTCAGTGCCAAGTTATTCGACTTCACCGCCAGCTTCGATACCGCATTCTTGAACCCCGGTGTGTCTTCAATCTTAGATTTAGGCGTAGCAGATACCGCCTTAGAAAAACCAGCCTCCAAAGCTAGCTTCTGTTTATTCTTCCCCGTAGTAAAAATTCTCTTCTTTGCGTAATCCATTTGTTTTTTTGTGGAACCTCCTTGTTTTAGTTTTGCCATATATCTAAATCGTATCATAGTCCCATAAAAATGCAAGTTAATAGGGCGAAAAAGTACTAAAAACTTGACAAAATAGATTAGTGTGGTGGTCATAAGAGAAAATGCTTATGCCCACTTTTTAAGCCTTATGTAGCAACGTATAATCGTGATTTGGGCACATGGGCATAAGATTTCCGAAAAGTTTCCTACAAATAGGGTAAATGTATATATGGTATATACAAATATTTTTTGTTAAGCTGTTTCATAGAAAAATAAATTTCTTATGCCACATTTCTGTCAAGTCCCCTTGTGAAATAAGGCTCAGATTTTGGGCATAAAGAAAATCGCTTATGCCACTTATGCCACATTTCCAAAATAAGCCTTACTGCATAAGGCTCAAAAAGTGGGCATAAAGCGGGCATAACATTATACCACAAATGAAAAACGCCCTAATTGCTTGACTTATTTAGGGCGAAGGTATATAATGTATATATGAACAAAAAAGTTAAATTTTTATTTAATATTGATGAGAAGGTCAAAGAGAAGTTAGCCATAGAAGCTGGGTATAGGAAACTTTCAATGGGTAAAACTTTAAATGATATTCTTGAATATTATCTAGATCAAAGAGAAAAAGAGAGGTTGCAAATTATTAAAAACATGGAAGAGTCTAAAAATGCTCCAGTTGTGTTTGACCCAGTTTTTGAAGAACCGAAATAATTTTGGGTCCTCTTTTAATAGGAAAATGGGGGGGGTGGTTCTTTTGGAGACCCCCCTCTCTCTTTTATATGTTTATTGGGGAGAATAAAGAAAATTAGAAAGAAAATTTTTATATACGTGGCGGAGGGGTAGGAACTCTTTTTCTATCTTTATACTACCCTATGTGGTAAGGGGTATCCCCCCTAGACCATGATAGGAATACATAAATACAAAACTATATATCTATAAATAATTTTAAGGAATAAATAAATAAAATGCCTATAAAGGAAGGTATCCTAAAGGATACCTAAAAAAAAGACCGCGATTTTTTTTGGCGGGCGGGATTGTGGATATAAGGGATTGATTGATTGATTGATTAGTTAGTTTATCCCCCCACCCGCACAAAGAACACCACACCGAACACCCCCAACCCTTTCGCCCGAATAACACACAA